CTTATTGACGGCAAAATCTATGTCGTAGTAGATGGTGAAATCACCGAAATTAGAGAAGAAGAAGTAGTTGAGGCTGAACTAGCTGACACAGTAGTAGAAGAAGAAGAAGTAGTAGAAGAGGAAACAATGGCTGTTGACCCTGCTTTAGATGCTGAGGCTATACTAGAGATAGTTCGCCCATTAATTACAGAACAAGTTGACTCACTTGTGGCTATGATAGCTGACCTTAAAAATCAGTTAGAAGAATCACTTGTAGTAGAAACAGAAGAAGAGGCGATAGAGGAGGCTGTAGCGTTGAGCGTACAACAAAGATTAAGTAAATTCAATCAATTTAACAACAAATAAAAAACAACAAACAATGAGAAAATTAAAATTTGATTTAGTAAATGGTGCAGGTGCTACACTTACACCAAACGCAGAGAGCTTTTACGCTCAAGCTTACTTGGGTTCAAGTGACATCGTTGACAACTTTCGTACTTTACCGGGTGTAAAATTCGAGGTTAAAATTGGTACAGTATCTTTTGGAGACATTCTTCAGCCTTCTACCTGTGCTTTTACTGCACCTGCAGATGAGTTAACAGCTAAGAAAATGTCGGTATGTGCTTTGAGCAGTATGGCTCAGATTTGTCAATTTGACCTAGAGCAATCATTCGTATCTTTGCAAATGGCACAAGGTTCAAACGGTGATTTTTCCGTTGCATCTTTTATGTCTTTCTATTGGTCTGAGATGGCTAATTCTATCAATGGTTCAATTGAAACTTTGAGATGGCAAGGAGACACAACTTCATTAACTCCTTCACTTGCTTTATGTGATGGTTACGAAGTTAAATTAGCCGCAGGTTTATTGTCTGTAACTGATACAGTAATCAATGGTGGTACAGGTGCAATTGCTACCTTTGCTACTTTGTTAACTAAATTAGATGCTGCTTACGCTTTAGTACCTGCTTCTATTGCTTCTAGAACAGCTGATTTACGTTTCTATTTACCAACACAATTGGTTAATATCTATCGTAGAGGTGTTGCTGCGGGTAACACTCAAGCATTTATTACTCAAGATTTGGATTTGACTTACTTAGGAATCAAAATAGTTCTTTGTCCGGGAATGTCAAACAACACTTTTGTAATGACTTTAAAAGACAATCTTTGTTATCTTTTTGATGGTGAGGGTGACCCAAGCGACTTGAGAGCGGTTAACTTATCTGATACAGTAGCAGAGCCTTATATCCGTACTCGTGCGAATATGAAAATTGGCTTTGATTACGTTAATGGAAAAGACATCGTATTCTACGCTTAATTCTTATTAATATTCACTCATAGAGGGGGGTAACCCCCTTTATTAAAACTTAAAACTTATGCCAACTTGTCAAGCCCTAGAGGCGATATTAAAAAGCTGCGACAATAATAGTGGGGGTATCTATGGAATATGGATAAACCAACAAGATGAAATCGCATCCATCACACCAACTGACCCATCTGCAGGTGCAGGATGGTCTATCACAGGTATCACTTTAGCAGGTACTGTATTATTCGAAAACTTCTATATACGAAGAAACACATCTTCTTTCACAGAAGAGGCTGCAATTGACCTCGTAAATGGTTCGTCTTTTGTAACTCAGACTATATCTTTAATGTTTCACCGTCGTGAGGCAGATAAATCAAGAGCTATCAAAATTCTTGGTTCGGGTCAACAATATTTAACTGCTGTCGTTTTAGATGCAAACGGTAAATATTGGTATTTTCCTTACTTACAGGTTTCTGCTGTCGCTGAAGGTTCAGGCCAAGCCCGGGCAGATGGTTCTAAATACGCCGTTACGCTGCTTGCGGAAAATGAATACCTTGCATATGAGGTTGATATGCTTCCTGCAGCTTTAGCTCTTATTGGAATATCTTAATAGACTTAAAACGCTTAAAATTAGCCCTGCATTTAGTGGGGCTTTTTTTATTTATAAACATTTGAAAGTAGTTATATAATATAGGTATGATATATCTAGAACAAGGTGTAATAAATCAAATAGTTTTGACCTTAACAGAGGTTACTACTGTAGCTACACCTCACTATTTATTTGCTTTTACAAATGAAATGAATACTACTTCAAGTACTCAGTTATTTACTACTGTTGATACTAGCTTATGGCCTGAAAGATACAATCTTTTTATCTTAGATGAGCCTGTAGATATCACTTTGTTACAAGGGCAATTTACATATCAAATATATCAAAGCTCAGTACCTTACGTTTTACCTTTAACCATTGCACAATCAACAGGTGTAGTTATAGAAGAGGGTAGAATGGTAGTTAGTGGGCCTGTAGGAACTTCAATATACGACTAAATTATGGCTTGGTACAACGTATTTAAAAAACAAAATAAAACAATGGAAGTAGTAGAGGGATATCAATCTTTTTCTACTCCATTCCTTCCTGTAGGCAAAGGTGATTTATCACTACCTTATGTAAATGGTAGGTATAGCACTAATATGTGGGTGAGATTTGGAAACGATAATCTTTTCCCGGAGCTACTTAATCAGATGTATTTTTCTAGCCCACTTCACGGGGCGATATGTGATTATAAAACCAATGCAGTAATTGGTGGTGGTTTTGCTTTAGCTACTGACAAACTAACTACTCCCGAGAAATTGGAGCTGTATATGTTTGAGAGAAAGACGAAACTTAAACACATAGTAAAAGCTGTAACTAGACAACTAATTGTACACAACAGAATTTACTTTAAGCTATGTTTTGATAATAATAAAAAACTTGTCAAGATAGAAAATATTTCACCCGAAAAAGTACGTATTTCAAGGTTTAAAGATATGTATTACCTGTGCGATGATTGGAGTACCAATATTGAGATTACATCTATAAAACCTTATCACGTTGCTTGTTCAGATTATGAGCAATTATACTGTTACGAGATTAAGTCTTTGGGTCAAGATTATTATTCCTTACCTCAGTACAGTTCGGCATTAAATTTTGCGTTTCTCTCGGGCGAACTAAGTTTTTTCGCCAAATCCAATATCCAAAATAGTATTTTCCCTTCATTTGCTATGATGTTCCCAAAAAGACCACAGTCTGAGGAAGAGAAACATATGATTAAAGAGACGCTTGAGCGGCTAAAAGGAGCGTCCAATAGTGGGAAAGCTGTCGCTTTTTTTGCAAATAGTCAAGACCAATTACCAAAGATTGAGGCATTACCAAATAACAATAATGACAAGTTATTTCAAGAGGCATCTCAGCTAAACACGGAACAGATTTGTTTTGCTCACACAATTGACCCTATTTTAATGGGAATTAGAACTACAGGGGCTTTAGGAGGCGGTGCAGATATTAAACAAGCGTATGTCATCTTTGAAAAGAATGTAGTAATGGAGCTAAGAAGTTGCATAAGTGTAATCTTTAACGAACTATTAACCATCGCTAAGATACCTGCTGAATTTACCATCAATAACTTTCAAATCATTAACGAGAATATAGTTGAACTTGAAGGGGACACCTCAAAAACGAATGACGCACTTAACTCACTTAGCCCATTGGTAGCTACCAAAGTACTTGAAACAATGACTATAAACGAGGTGAGGGCTTTAGCATCTTTACCACCTATTGAGGGTGGCGATATGACACAAAGTGCAGCAGCTGCCATAGTAGTAACCGAAACAACAACACCTGTATAATGTTATATTTTATCACAGAAACATACTTAAAAGTAAATACTCCGATAACTGCCAATGTAGACGTAACAGATGTTACTCCATACATAGCAACTCAAGCAGCTCTTAGAGTACAGCCAATACTAGGCACTACTTTCTATAATCATATGCTTACGGCTTACAACGCTCAAACCTTAACACCTGACGAAATAGATTTAGTAGAATTTATTCAGCCTGTTATTGCTTGGAGGTCAGCAGAAGATGCTGTTTTTGGGTTAACTTATCAACTAAAAAATAAAGGTTTGCAAACTCAAAATGGTGACTACTCAGCAAGTGTATCTAGAAATGAAGTAGCTTTCGGAATGGAACACTACGCTCAAAAGGCTAGTTTCTTTGAGCAGAGACTTATAAGGTGGCTACTAACTAACAAGAATTTATTTCCTATCTTTATTTCGGCTACGAATACAGATACTGATTTACGGCCAATGTTTAACAATTGCACCTGTATTAATCAATATCAAACAACTTGCACCGGTTTATGTGGTAATTTACGAGAAAACGGATATAACAATTCGATACTTATAATATGAGAATACAGTTAGCCATCTTATTAACCTCAATCAAACAATCAATGGCTCAACTATTAGCCGTTATAGGTGCTTTCTTTTTGCCTATATCCGGTATACTTTTCTTAATTGGTTTTGCTATTGCCGTTGATACTTTAACAGGTGTATGGAAGTCAAAGAAATTAGGTATACCAATTACATCTCGAAAACTCTCAGCCATTGTATCAAAATTGTTTTTATATGAGGTGGCCGTGATTGGATTCTATCTTATTGACTATTGGATACTCAACGATATCATTCTAGTTTTTTTCAGCATACCATTAATGTTAACTAAGATACTTTCGCTTGTCCTTGTATCCATCGAATGCATTTCCATCTCGGAGAATTATGAGGCCGTTAGGGGCATAAATATATGGTCTAGCCTAAAGAATCTGCTACAACGCTCTAAAGAAATTAAGCAAGATTTAAACGAAATAAAATGATACGAAAACTATTCAACTATTTAAACTTCCTACAGCAGGAGAAAATAAAAGCAATGATTTACAAGTCGTGAAATATGCAGCTTATATATTAGCCGTGTTTAGCATCCTTATGATATTCGAACACTATTTATTAAAAAAAGAAATTAAATTTTTGAAAGATGAGCTACACAATAGAACAGATAAAGGCAACAGTACAGAGTAAAGGTTTTGTATGGTTTGACAGCCCCAAAGATTATGACGTTAATATAGTAGGCGTAAGAAGTTTAAAGCCCGGCAAGAAGGTCACAAACGAATTCGATGACACATTAACTTTAAGTTATAAAATTAACGGAGTATGGCAGTACCACGAATGGAAAATAACTACTGACCCCGGCAAGAAGCCAACTGAAATATTAAGAAGTTCAAAAGGAGTAGCAAGATTAAAGCCCGGCCAATACAGAGGGGTCTATGCAGTAAGTATGCATAATGGCAAATATGAGGCTTTATGTCAACGCTTGGGCAATGTCACAGTATACCGAGATAACAACAAAGATACTGTCTATGACGAGAAAACTACAGAGACAGGTATGTTTGGAATTAACATCCATCGCTCAAGCATATACAAAGACCCCACATATGTGGATTATTTCTCAGAAGGATGCCTAGTTTTTCGATACAATTCCAATTTCATTGAGTTTATGAAAATCATTAACAAGGCTAAGGTTGCTTTTGGCAATAAGTTTACTTACACACTTATAGAATTATGAAAAATCTAATAGTGTTTTTAAGCGTTTTAACGATACTTAGTTGCTCAAGTGAACGAAAGGCTCAATACCACTATCAAAAAGCTCTTAAACACGGCTTAAAATTGATACAGGACAGCGACACAATACGAATAGCAACGATTGATTCAGTTGCTTACTATATAAACGATTCTATTTACTTTGAAAAGATAGTTAGATTCCGTGATTCCGTAGTGTTTTTTAGAAATGTGTATCTTCCAAAAACGAAATGGCAGACTAGGATAGAATATCGTTATAAGACTAAGGTGTTAAAACAAGACGTACTTAAATACAAGTATATCTACAGAGAAGCTAAAGAAAAACGAAAAGAGGTACAGCTAACAAAGACTAAAACCAATTGGAGCTTATTCTTTTGGGGCTTTCTTGCAGGTTTTTTAACCTTATTATTACTAAGATTCATTAGTAAAATATATAAACCCATTTAATGATAAGAAAACGATTGTTTTTCGACATCGAAACTAGTTTTAATGTTGGAATTTTTTGGCGAAGTGGTTATAATCTAACCATTAACCCCGGAGACATCATTCACGAACGTGCCATTATATGCATCTGCTATAAATGGGAAGGACAAGACGAGGTACATAGCTTAGAATGGGATAGTAAACAATCTGACAAGGCAATGCTAAAGAAGTTCTTAAAAGTAATGGCTCAAGCTAACGAAATTGTGGCCCATAATGGCGATAGGTTTGATATGAAATGGCTCAGAACAAGATGCATCTTTCACAATTTAGCAATGCCTCCAATACATAACACCATTGATACATTAAAAGAGGCTAAAAGATACTTTAACTTTAACTCCAACAAGCTTGACTACATAGCTAAGTTCTTAGGAGTAGGTCAAAAGATGGACACAGGAGGCCTTGACCTGTGGAAGGATATAGTATTTAAAAAATCACCTGAGGCTATGGCTAAAATGGTGGCTTATTGTCAAATGGATGTAAAAGTATTAGAGGCTGTCTTTGATAAGCTTAATACATATACACAATCAAAGGTTAACTATGCTGTGTTAACAGGCGGAGACAAATATGATTGCCCTCAATGCGGAACAAATAACGTAAGATATAATAAGAAGGTAACCACCACAGCAGGTACTATACACCATTGGCTAACCTGTAACCCTTGCAACAAATATTTTAAGGTGAATAATAAAACATATGAAGATTGGGTAAAATATCGAATTATAAAGAAAAATATTTCTTAACTTAGCGACAGGTTTATTGGTTAGTGAAACCCCTGCATCTTTGGTTAGTTTAGTAGGGGTTTTTTTTGCACCATAAACTTGACATTTTTTGTCACAAATCTTTGTAGAATTTTCCACGATAATCGGAATTAATCCGTTTTAATGATAGAAATTTTCCACTATAAAGGGAATAACCTTATTTTTCACCGCATTTATAAGGGTATAACCTTATTTCTTATGTTCAAATTTTCGCCTTTTCTATACACGAGGACAAAATATGTCCATTTTC